ATTACGCATGGCACACAGACGTCGCCTTTGATGTGGCGCTCAATCACCTGTGGGACGATGAAACCCAGATCATCTGGGCGTGTATCGTGAGCTTCTGGTTTGGCGGGCAGGCGTTCAAAAAATGAACTTAAACGCTGGGAAACTAGCCGCTGGATTGGTCGAGGAAATACTTGAGGTTATCCACAAGTATGATGAATCCATGTATCTGCCCACCGCCTTGGGGGTGCTGGAGTTGGTAAAAATGCAACTTATTCAAGACCACCAAGAGGATGACGAAGAATGAATGTCAGCCCCAAGGCGATAGCCATGATCCAGCACCATGAGGGCATTAGGTATAAACCCTACCGGTGCCCGGCAAAGCTCTGGACTGTTGGCGTGGGGCATGTTTTGTACCCTGAGCAGGGCAAGCTGCCCATTGATCAGCGCGATGGGTTTGCCTTGCGCCCAGAAGACAACAGGCAATTCACCAAGGATGAAGTAAATGGAATTCTCAGAAGCGATCTCCAGCGCTTTGAGCGCGGTGTGGGGCAACTTATTCCTGTTGCCCTTACCCAAGGCCAATTCGATGCTTGCGTCAGCTTTGCTTTCAATGTTGGTCTGGGAACGCTACAGCGCAGCACCTTCCGTCAGAAGGTTCTTCGCGGGGAAAAAGACGCGGCCATAGCGTCGCTGTTGCAGTACTGCAAAGCCGGCGGCAAGGTGCTCAGAGGGCTTGAGAACCGCCGCAAAGACGAAGCCGCGCTGTTCATGTCTTAAATTTCTTCCTAAAAAAATACTTGATTACCTCGTAGTCCACGCCAAAGCGCTTGGCAATTTCCTTCTTGGTGACGCCATCGTTCCACAGCGTTATGGCCCTGGACTCGCTGATGGGTGTGGGCTTGCGCCCGCTGCCTGGCCTGGCGCCGCCCTTAGTCTTCATTGAGCGCCATCCAGACCATCAGACAGATCACGCCAATGCCCACCGCGATGCCAAGGAATCCAACCGCAAATACGGCAAGTATGGTTTCGATCACATTACACCTCTCATTTCCCAGCCTGCAAGGAAATAGTTCCATCTGCCCTGCATAGCCGGATTGGTGTACTTGTCTCCATCCATTGCAAGATCAGATTCTGTATAGCCTTTAGAGGCCATCAGTGCGTGGAATACTTTTCGTGCTTTCATGTGTTCTCCTTTAATTGATAATCTTTAAAAACAGACCCTTTGCTTGCATCGCCTTTCCAGCACTCTTTGACCCATCCTTTTGCGCCCGATTTATAGGTGCGCCAATGCCCTCTGACTTGATGCCTTCTTGGACTTGCGTGTGTGCCACCTTGGGGGTCGTTCTTAACTTTTGGCGGCTCAATCTCAATCGTGTGCCAATCAAATGTCAATGCTGATTTGCCTTTTGCCTGCCGCTTTTGATTTAGAAATGTGCGCTTTGGTGTTGCCCTATAACCTTGCGCTTGTGCATTGATTTTGACCAACACAGCAAGCACCATACGATGTACAGGCTTTACATCATCAATCGTTATTTCTTTGTCTTTTTGGTAAATCTTAAACCCGTCATCAGTTGCCATGTAAGCATAAGGCGGGAAGTATTTTCCATGCCACATTGAACAGCCTCCAACGGTCACAGAACCTTCGCCCTTAAGCAACCATAGGGCAAAATCTTTCCCCGCTGTATCAAGGCCAACAATCCCCGTTCTTTTGGATGGAAGGTGCATTAAGAAATCTGCTGGCACTTTCATTTCAAGAGTGCTTTGCATTTGACCAACATCAAACCAAAGTGCGGTTTCTGGTTCTGGCGCAAATCTGACAGCTTTTTGCACAAGCGGTGTCATGCGTTCTTCTCCATAAGTTTTGCTTGCACTGCTAACGCAAATTCTTCATCTCCGGTATAGGCTAAGTTACAAAGGTAATCAAGGTCTTGCTCAGTCAGCCCCACCCATGTGCGCTGTGCTGGCTGCTCTGTGCGCTGTGGTGGGCTTCTGTGGCTTATTGGCTCTCCATCTTCATCAAAATACACTTCACGCAAACTCCATTTGCCAATCACCGGCTCCTGATCTGGCTGTGCTTTGCATTGGTCACAATCGTGATTCACACAACCAATCTTTGGCTCTTGCTCAATCTCTTGCCCAAGCCTCTGCACTTCGCTCATGGCATGGTCTGCCAATGCTTGTTTGATTTCAATTATGGTGTTCCACACCTTTTCTTCCGCGTAAAGCCTTTGCCCATTTCTTAACAATCGGAATGTTTCGCTTTGCACTTCCCTTAATGTTGACAGCGCCAGCTTCATGGCCTTTAGTTGTTGTAGTGTCATGCTTGTCTCCTTGCTCGGATGGCGGCGGCGCAGTCACTGCGATCAGCATTGGGCAACAGTTCTTCAACTGCTCTTTCACACGCCTCACGCTCTGCGGCAACTGCTTCGTCAATCGCCATTTGCATCATGCCCCACAGGTCTGTGGCAAATTTATTGGGTGTAATTGGTTTGTTCATTTGATCAACTCCCGGTATGCGTTGATGGCGGTTTTCAAATCGTTTTGCAACTGCTGAATGCGGTCGTCTTGCTCTTGCATCTTGGCGTAAGCCTCTGCGGCAAATTTGGCCAAGTTCTCTTGGCTCCATGTGTCAAATGCTGGCATGGCTTACCTCACTCGGCGCAGTGGCTTGGGTTCGATAAACTTCTCCGGCGGGGGCGTGGGCAGGCTCGCGCTGGGCGGTACCCAGCCTTGCTTGCGCCAAGTTTCTTGCACGTCAGCGCCGGTTGTCCACTTGTAGCGCGGGTGATCGACGTTAATCCAAGGTTTGGTGATCTTGGTGCCGGGTGGGGGTGTCCAATTGCTCATGGTCGTCTTGCCTCCTGTAGGATTTCAATACGCTCGCGGGATGCCCGCAAGGCCGTGTAGCGCTGGTGCAGCCGCTCCAGCACAGACACTCGTTTGCCTGACTCGCGTTCATGGGTCAGCATCTCAAGCACCTTGGCTTCGTCCAGGGTCTTGAGTTCAGCGTTCAGTTTTCGCCAGGTGATTTCCAATTTTTGTCTCCAGTTTATATATCAAGTCAAGTGTGCGTCGTAACGTCCGCGCGGCAGCGTTGAAGTCCTTGCGGTGAATTTTCAGTATGGATCGCGCCGCTTTGAGTTGCGCCTTCCACAGGTCTAGTCTGGTCATTTAAGTTCCTCCATTGCAATATCCGACACCGCCCGCTTGTCATGCAAGGCGGCAAAAATTTTCTCGTCAACCGTTTTGTTGGTGATCATCACGTAGCACCACACAGCGTGTGCTTGGCCTGAGCGGTGCAAACGACCAATGGTCTGTTCGTACAACTCCAGACTCCACGGCAGGGACAGAAACACCATGTGACACCCGCCGTGCTGGAGGTTGAGCCCGTGCCCGGCTGACTTTGGATGGACGGCCAGTAGCCTGACTTGTCCAGCATTCCATCGCTCAATGGCTCGGTCGTCGTCAAGAGTCGTGGGGTTGAACCGGCGCTTGAGTTCGGCAAGCTCTTCTTGGTACTGGTAAACAATGATGGTATTTGCGTGCTGGTTCTCATCGAGCAACTCCTCCAAGCGATCAAATTTGTGTGGGCTAAACCACACCGGCGTCTGTGTGACAATGAATTTGCCGGGTACGTCAGACGCCGTCTTTCGCGTGTCGTACACGAACCCACTGGCCATTTGTTGCAGCTTGCCGGTCACCACGCCGCCGTTGGCCGCAATCGCCTTAGCGTCAGGGAACTTCACCACGAAGTCGGCCTTCATCTTTTCATACGGCTTGCGGTCAATCAAGTCGCAGCGCACCTCGACAACGTGCAGCGGGGGCAGCTTGTCCTTGTACTCGCCTGGCTCCAATACAAACGTCGCCGGCTTGATCTTGTCCATGACTTTGGCCAGCGAACCAACCCGTGGCGCCCACTCGCCAAACTCCTTGTTGATCAGCACGAAGTACTGCTGCATGAACGCGCCCTTGGAGCGGCCCAGCAGGCTTAGGTCAATGATCTTGCACTGGCCGAAGACGTCTTCCAGGCCGTTGCTGGTGAAGCTGCCGGTCAAGCCCCAGCGAATGGGCACGCTCTTGATGATTTTGTCGAACGCTTTGAAGCGCGCGCCTGATGGGTTCTTGAGTTTGGTCAGCTCATCAAACACCAGCCCGTCTACGGGCAGGCTGTCGCACACATCGGCCAACCATTGCAGGTTGTCGTAGTTGATGACGATGACGTTGGCGTCGCTGTTAAACGCATCGTTGCGCTGCTTGGGCGTGCCGACTGCAATGGCCAACTTCAAGTGCTTGCTCCACTTGAGCGCTTCGACGGGCCACACGTCGGTGCAGACGCGCTTGGGCGCCACCACCAACCAGCGCTTGACGTGGCCGTCTTTGATCATGGCGTCCATGGCCGTGAGCGTGATCGCTGTCTTGCCAGCACCCACAGGCGCCAGCACCATGGCGCGGTCGCTCTCGTACAAGAAGTCAGCGGCCTGCTCTTGATACGGTCGTAACGAAACCATCAATCTGCTCCTTAGTCCACAAACACGCATAGCGCTGGTTCAGTAGCGCCATGTCCGACATGAAAATCTTCTGCAACTCACTCAGCCTGCCGCCTTTTGTTTTCAACTCCACAAACCATGTCGTGCCATCAGGCAAACAAGCGATCCGGTCAGCCACACCGCGCCGCCCTGGCGAGGTGAACTTCCACGTCTTGCCACCCATGCGCTCCACAGTCCAGACAAAATATTTTTCGACTTCAGATTCTTTCATGTCAAAAAGTTTAGCACACTTTTATTTTTTGTGCTACAGTCAAGGCTCATTAACTAAAGGAGAGTCCACATGGAACTAAAAATCACCACCACCGAAGCAGAGAAAATTCTCTTGGAATGGGCGCAAGCCAGATTCCCAGATGCCTTCAACACCGTAGAAATCAAAACCTACAGCTACAGCGGCGAAATCAAATTCACTAAAGAGGAAACACCAGATGCAGCACAGTAACATCGTCGGCGGCTCGACCGCCAAGCGCGTCATCAACTGCCCAGGCTCTGTGGCCTTGGTGCAAAAAATGCCGCCCCAACCCAGCAACAAATACGCCGATGAGGGCACGCTCCTTCACAACGTCATCGCCGACATCGTGATGACCGACAACCCACCCGAGCACTACCTGGGCACCAAGTACGAAGACCAAGTGCTCACGCAAGAGTTGATCGACAACAAACTCAAGGTGGCGCTGGCCGCGCTTGATGAGATCGACCCAAATAAGGAGATGGAAATTGAAGCTGAAACTCGCGTTGGTTTTGGTGATTTGCTTCCTGGTGTGTTTGGGTCTACTGACCTTATCGGTCGGGTTGGCAATCGGGCTGTCGTACTTGATTGGAAGTTTGGCGACGGTGTTATGGTTGACGTAGAAGAGAACCCACAACTGATGTTCTACGCCGCTGCGTCCATGCGCACTGAAGCCGCCAAGTGGGCCTTTGATGGCGTTGATGAGATCGAATGCGTGATCGTGCAGCCGCCCCAAGTCAAGCGTTGGGTGACCACACCAAAGCGCATTGCTGAGTTTGAGTTGCAGTTGGTGCAGGCCGTCAAGCTGGCGCAAAAGCCAGACGCTGAGCTCAAGACCGGCGACCACTGCCGCTGGTGCGCAGCCAAGCCCATCTGCCCACAGATGACCGGCGCTGTTGACCGGGCCTTGAAGACGTCCATCGAGAGCCTGGACGCGCCCCAGATCAGCGCGTATCTGAAGAACGCCGATATGCTGGAGCAGTGGATCGCTGACCTGCGCGCGCTGGCCCTTCAGATGCTGGACAGCGGTGCTAAACTGCCCGATTACAAGTTGGTGGCCAAGCGTGCCATCCGCCAATGGACTGACGAAGACAAGGCCAAAGTCGCCCTGTTTGCGTTCGGTCTCACAGAATCTGAAGTGATGGAGACATCAATCATTTCACCGGCCAAGGCTGAGAAGGCGCTCAAAAAGCGCAAGCAAGCCCTGCCCGATGATCTGGTCGTCGCCGTCTCTTCGGGTACCACCATCGCGTCTGAGAGTGATCCCAGGCCGGCGGTGATTCAAATCGGGAAGCAACTCACTGCTGCCCTTTCTAAACTTCAATAAGGAACAGAAATGTCCAATTTAGTAGCGTTCTCTCAAGCGGGCTTGCCCGCAGTCTCCACCCTCTCAACCGCTTTGCGCGCGATCCAAGCAGACGTGGGCCCAGCCGGTACAGTCATCCTCAAAATGGACAAGACTGGTCATTGGGTTTTCGGTGCCGATCAGACCGAAGTGGAAGACGACTCCTCCTGGGCCATCAATCCTTTCAGCTTTGTCCACGGCTTCATCGCCTGGGGCGATGGTGAAGTGCTGGCCGAGAAGATGGCGTCGGTGTCCCAACCGCTGCCCGAGCTTGACGAAGCGCCCCCCGGCGCCAAAAAAGGCTGGGAGACACAAGTGGGCATGTCTTTGAAATGTATATCAGGAGAAGACAAGGGCATGGAAGCGCGGTACACCACCACGTCAGTGGGCGGTAAGCGCTCTGTGCAGACCTTGGCTGTGGCGTTGGCAGAGCAGGTTGAAAAAGACCAAGCAAAGCCGGTGGCAATTGTGAAACTCAAAAAGGATCACTACGCCCACAAGAGCTACGGCAAAATCTACACCCCGGTTTTCGAGGTGCAAGAGTGGGTCAGCATGGACGGCGAGCCTGAGGTTGCTGTTGAAGCGCCCGCGCCTGCCCCCGCTGGCCGTCGTCGTCGGTCTGCCTAAGTGAGATGGTGGGGCTTCGGCCCTGCCTTTTCCATGAAGATTTTAAATTTGTACGCCGGTATCGGCGGTAACCGTAGCCTATGGGGGGGGTGTGAAGTGACGGCAGTCGAATACTCACCCGAGATCGCCAAGGTCTACGCGCAGTTATACCCACAGGATACTGTTGTGGTCGGCGACGCAGTTGCGTATTTGGAAGCGCACTATGCGGAGTTTGACTTTATATGGGCCAGCCCGCCTTGCCCAAGCCATGGCCAGTACCGGCACAACGTCGGCGTGATCGGCAAAGGCTTTGCACCCATCATGCCTGACATGACGCTGTACGCGCAGATCGTGTTTTTGCAACACTACGCCAAGGGCAAATGGGTTGTCGAAAACGTCAAGCCATACTATGAGCCTCTGGTCAGGCCCACGTTTGAAATGCAACGCCATCTTTTCTGGTCAAACTTTGAAGTAGCGCCGCGCAGGTTTGATAAGGCTGACATCCGACACAAGAACAAGATTTCAGACTTTGACGGCCATGAGATAGTCGCCGCCAGCAAGATACCAAACAAAAGGCAAGCGCTGCGCAACTGCGTTGATGCTGAGTTGGGCTTGCATATTTTGACGGCGGCAACGGCATGACACTCTGGGTTGACTTTGAAACCCGTAGCGCCTGCGACCTAAAAGTTGCGGGCGTTTACAACTACGCTCAAGACCCATCGACTGACGTGCTGTGCATGTCGTGGGCTTTTGATGATGAAGACGTCCAAACATGGACGCCTGCCCAACCATTCCCCGAGCGCGTGCGCAACCATAAGGGTTTGATCTACGCCCACAACGCCGCTTTTGAGCGCTTAATTTTTTGGTACGTGTTGCAGATCAATTTCAAGCTGGAGCAGTTCGTCTGCACCGCCACCCAGGCTCGCGCCAACTGTGCGCCGGGCTCGCTTGAAGACGTGGGGCGCTTTGCTGGCGCGTCCATGAAGAAGGATCACCGGGGTTCGCAGTTGATCCGCTTGCTGTGCATCCCGCCATTTCGCAACGACCCCGAGCTCATGGCCGAGATGGTGGCCTATTGTGAGCAAGACGTCCGTGCCATGCGCTCGATCAGCAAGGCGCTTCGGCCATTGTCCGCAGATGAGCTGCTCGACTACCACGTCAACGAGCGCATCAACGACCGGGGCGTCTTGGTCGATGTACCCTTGTGCAAGGCCGCTATCAAGTACGCCAGCGATGAGTTGGTCGAGATTGAGCAGATCGTGGCCGAGGTCACCGAAGGCGCGATCACCAGCGTGCGCTCCCCCAAGATGCGCCAGTGGGTGATCGAGCGCGTGGGGCCGCAGGCTTTGAAGCTCATGGAGACCTACAAAGACGGCGAAATGAAGTATTCGATTGACAAGACTGTGCGGGCCAACCTGCTCGCGATGGAGAATCCAGATGAGGTACCGCCCGCTGTTGCCGAAGTCATTCAGTGCGCCGACGATCTCTGGGCGTCGTCAGTTGCGAAGTTCAGCCGCCTTGCAAGCCTGGCAGATGTCGAGGACAACCGAGTACGAGGCGCGTTTGTATTCGCAGGTGGCAGTGCCACAGGCCGAGCTTCAAGCTATGGAGCCCAGGTTCACAATTTCACTCGCAAGTGCGCCGAATCGCCCGAGGACGTTAGAACTGCAATGGTCAGAGGCCATTCAATTGTTCCTCGATTTGGAAAGCGCGTTACTGATGTCCTCAAGGGGATGCTCAGGCCCGCACTGATACCCGCCAAGGGTAAGTCCCTAGTCGTGGCGGACTGGGCGGCGATAGAGGCCCGAGCCAATCCTTGGCTCTCAGGCCGTGGGGACGATAAGCTGGCCATCTTTGCCAAGGGCGAGGACGTGTACAAGGTCAACGCCGCCGCCACCTTTGGCGTGGCCGTTGCCGATGTAACCAAAGACCAACGCCAGATCGGCAAGGTGCAAGAGCTTGCCTGCGGCTTTGCCGGCGGCGTCGGTGCCTTTGCGGCCATGGGCCGCGCCTACGGCGTGCAACTCACCGAGTTTGAATCCAAGCGCATGGTGGACGCATGGCGTAGGGCAAACCCTTGGTCTGTGCCTTACTGGCAAAACCTTGAGGAAGCCTACACCCGGGCGATGCGCAACAAGGGCCATGAGTTCAGCGTGGGCCGGGTAACTTACCTGTTTGACGGCCAACACCTTTGGTATGCTCTGCCCTCCGCGCGGGTGCTGTGCTATCCGTTTGCCAAGCTGGACGCCGATGGCGTGACCTACGCCAAGGCCGCTTGGAAACCAGCAGCAGACGCAAAAGAATGGCCGCGTGCAAGGTTATGGAAGGGTCTAGCGTGTGAGAATATCACGCAGGCAACGGCCAATGATTTGTTGCGCCATGCCCTGCGCCAGCTTGATGACGTGGTGCTCCACGTCCATGACGAGGTGGTCATTGAGACCGACCGGCCAGAAGAGATGGCCGTG